CCAAAAACAAAGGAGAATGAAAATGACGATTAAGCAAGCGATGATATTTACGGGGCAATTATTGTTGGTGGGATTATTTTTTGCCGCAGCTTTTATGGCGATGGCGTTCACCGAAGACATCAACACGGCAATCATTGCCGCCCGTTAAAGTTATGCTCCGTCTTCTCCTATAGACATAGTTACACTTATAACAATCAAGGCGGAGCACCTGATTTAAAAGCCACTCACAGGGATGGCAACGGGGCGGGGAAGCCGAGAAAAGTAACCCGCCCCACAACAGAAAAGAAAGGAAAAGAGAAATGACAAAATTAAAAACAACGGATGTAAAGGGCAAACCTTATGTAGAGGTCGCCGAACGCCTGCGGGCTTTTCGCAGTGAAAAGCAATTTGAGGGTTATTCGCTGGAAAGTGAAATAGTAAACTTTGCCGGTGGAGTTATCACCATAAAGGCGGTTATTAAAACCCCCGACGGGCGGGTAATAGCAACGGGGCTTGCCCAAGAAAAGGAAAGCTCGTCATATATAAACAAAACCAGCTTTGTGGAAAACTGTGAGACTTCGGCTTGGGGGCGTGCTCTTGGCAATTTAGGTATAGGTATTGATACTTCTGTTTGCAGTTATGAGGAAGTAAGCAACGCCATTTTAAACCAAGAAAAGCAACCCGCGTGGCAAGAAAAACAACCCGCTCCCGCCCCTAAAACAGAAACGGAAATGACACCTGCCGAAATTGCAGAGGCAACACAAAAGGCACGTGAAGTCTTTATACCTTTACTGCAAGCAAAGGCTTTTTCGGAGGACGAAGCCTCCGAATGGAACGCTCGTTTTGAAAAAGCGGACTTAGCAGGTAAACGGGAAATTTTTAAAGCGTTAAAAGCAGCATAAAAGAAAGGAGAATAAAATGAGTATATACAGTGAAGTAGCAACATTACAGGCTATGTTTGAAGAAGTGATAGATCCCGAAACGGGCGAAATCATAAACGAAAAGGAATTTGACTTGTTAAATATCCTGCAGAATGAAACCGTAACGAATGGTATATCTCGCTTGTGTAAGGTATACGCTAATTTAAAAGCACAGGCAGATGCAATAAAGGCGGAAAAAGCCCGCATTGCCGAAAAGCAAAAAACTGCGGAAAATGCCGTGGACAGGTTAAAGCAATACATAAAGTTGATTATGCAGAAAACAGGCAACGACAAATTAACGGACGGTTCGTTTAAGGTGGCTTTGCGTTTATCGGAAGCCGTAAATATCACGGACGAAAGCAAACTTGCATCCGAATATATGCGGGTGTCGTACGAACCGAATAAAACCGCGATTAAAGCGGATTTGAAGGCGGGTAAAGTTATTGACGGTGCGGAATTAACGGTTAATACAAACGTAGTTATCAGTTAAAAATTGCGAGGGACTGATGGCGTCGCTTAAAACACAGAAACTGACCATTAACATTAACGTTGATGATGAGGGGGAAGCTGTCAAGGTTATCCGAATTAAAGTCAACGATGCGGACACAACCTTAAAAATGCCTGCAAAGTTGATGAAGACAAAGATAACCGACAGCGTTTTTACCAAACATATTTTGAATTTTTTTATAAAGGATTAAACAAATGCCAAACAAACCCATTATTACCGTACGGGACGGAAAATTATCCTGCAGTATATTTTCTCACACAGACACGGATGCACAAGGCAACAGTCAAGAAAGAATCAGTGCCAGTTTTCAACGGTCGTATAAAAAGAAAGGCAGTGATGATTGGGAACGGCAAGGCTTCAGCTGTTACCCGGAGGAATTGCTGCGAATAGCAGAGTTGTTGCGACAAGCCCACTGGCAAGTTGTGGATTACGCTGCTCAAAAAAGAAAAGAAGGATGGAGTACCGGCAATTATCCTTCATCGGCTTTAAATGCGGACAACCCGCCCGATGATATAACTGCGGACGATTCCATACCGTTTTAATTTTATGGCGGGGACGGTTCTTTTGATAAAAGTCGTATAAGTAATCTCCTTTCTGTCCGTCTCCGCCGCCTTTAAAAACAGGATAAAAACAAATGACTTTAAACGAATTAAGAAAAGATTTTGCGGAAGCACCGGAAGATGCTTTATTTGAAACAAGGGCGGTCGCCGCTTTTATAAGTATGTCCGAAAGTTGGTTCGGCAACAAAGCCGTCAGCGGCGGCGGCATACCGTACATAAAGCTCAGCAACAAACGTCTCTATAAGAAAAAAGACGTGCTGGATTGGTTGGAATTAAACGGTCAAAAAGTCCGCAGCACAACCGAATATCATTAGGTATGTTGCAGTATATAGTCTTCTATATCCTGCATAGGCTTTCGCAGAGCCTCCGCATCAAAGATAATATAACCGGCAGTAACATCGCTTTGGGAGTGATTTACCAGCCTTTTTAAAGTATAGCCCGTAACCGCTATTTTGTTATTGGCAATCGTAATAAATGTCCGTCGCAAGTCGTGCATGGTAAATTCCACGCCGCTGGCGTCGGATATTTTTTTAACGATTTTGTTGCTGTCTTTTAAATGTCCCTCTTTATTTTTGGCAGGAAAAAGATAATCGTTTTGTGCCTTACCCTCGCAAATTTCAGTCAGCAATTCCCCCGTATATTTACCGTAAGGTATAATATGCTGCCGCCCGTTTTTAGTATGTTCTATGGTTATCGTTTTGCCTTTAAGGTCAATATCCCGTCGTCTCAGGCTTGCGATTTCCTGTTCTCTGCATCCGGTAAACAAAAGTATTTTGCATTGCAGCTTTGTATGTCGGGTTTGTTCGGTATCTTCCGGGCATATTGTCAAAGCCTGCCATACGGCGGCAAACTCGTTTTCTTTTACGTATGTCTGCCGTCTTTCAACCTTATTCCATAATTTAAGAGCTTTTAAACGGTCGCACGGATTGACCGACACAAGCGGTTCATATTGTTCTATGGCAAAATTGAAAAGTCGCCTCAGGAAACGGAAATGCAAATTCGCCTGATACGGTGCATTCTGGCTTATCTTTGTGAATTTGGCAACCACCTTACTTTTGTCAATATCGGCAAGCGGTATATTATGCCAATCTTTAAAAGTGTTTTTAAAAGCCAGTTTATAATCGTACATAGTGTGAGGGGACAACCTTTTTTCATACATATTAACAAAATCATCAAAGGCTTGTCGCAGGGTTATTTTACGAGCTTTTTCTCTGATTTTTTCGGCATTCGGATTAACTCCCTTTGCCATATCTCCGAAGATTTTAACGGCTTCGGTGCGAGCTTCTTCCGGGGTAAGCACACCGACATCACCGATAACTTTACGAATAAGTTGACCTGAATGTCTTTTATCAATAATATATGTTTGCTTGGTAGCTGTTACACGGACGGCGAACCCTGTCAATTCGGTATCACGGTATATACCTGCGGGGAAAGTTTTTATTTTTGCGATGTTCGCTTTCGTGATTTTAATTTTGTCCGTCATTGTCGTTTCCTTGTATACTGCTTGTATACTCCCTGTATACTTTATGTCAGTATAAGTAAGTATGCGTTTGTAAACAAAAGTAACTCCACACCCCGCAGGAGTCAAGGATTTTTAACATATAAAAGTGTGCATTTGTAAATCAAAGTAAACCCTTGTATTTTACTTTTCAGCAAAATTTGTAATCAGTGGGTCCTTGGTTCGAGTCCGAGTGTCGGCACCACTTAATCCCCCTTTAAAATCAATAAGTTAAGTTTTGTCGTCTTGTTCTCGCTAAAATTACCTTGTATACTGCTTGTATACTGGGCGTTATAAATCAGCCTCGGCTCTTTATCCTGCTTGGCATTAAATTACATTTATGTTTTACCCGATTCTCAAGATTAAGTATCGCACCTTAAACTTATTTTCCCGTAAGTTTAGAAAACCTCAAAAAATTAAACTTAGCTTTCAGAATCCCGAGATTACAAACAGGCTTTGCGATTGATAGTATTGCCCGCCCGCATTTTTTTGTTCTTCAAGTAAGCTGCGTTTATAATTAACGGGAGTAACGGCGACTTGTTCGGTCATTGCCAAGGCATCAACGCAGTCTATGTATTCGCTTTTAATTGCGTCTCGTGTAACTCCCGCAAGTTCGCTTTTAAATTCGGACAGCCACTCGGCATTATCGGGAAAGAACACCGAATGTGCTTTAAACCTCGGCTGCAGCAGTTTTATGCGTTCCAGTTTGGAGCCCTGTTTAGCGTGTTCCAGCGGCACCACGTTAAAGAATACGTTTCGTTTTTTCATCTCGGCGGTAAGGAAAGGTTCCATCACCTGTACCCACCAGCCTTTTTCAATATAAAAGTCTCGCAGGCGGTATTTCACCACCATATCAAAGATAACATTCACCATTTCGGCGGAGTCCCATCTTCCGTATTTAACTTCCAGCAAGAACCAATTACTGCCCGCGTCCACTCCCGTCAAAGTAACAGCCCGATAACAGGCTTCGGGATTGGTACTGCTTGCGGGGTCAAGGCAGGCGTACAAATTGCAGCGATTAACCAAATCTTCCCTGTTGTGAGGAGAATAGTACCGGTAATCTTCCTCTTTAAATATACGGCTTTCGTCGCTTACGGCTTGGCACATTTTTTCGGCGTACCAAATATCCAGCTTACCCATTTCAGCATAATCTTCGCGTTCTTTAAGTATTGCCTCTATTGTATGTTTGGCACTCCAAGCAGGTACATTATCTGTCATAATAGGCACACGAATAACTTGAAAGTGTAAGTTATCGGCATTGTTTATGCACTTTTCCAAGCAACATTTTTCGCCAAGGTTATTGCCTATAAAGAATATCCGTGTCCGCTCCCCCAAGAATACGACATCGGACAAAAACCACTCCCAATCGGCGGCGGTTACGGTTTCGCTTCGGGCATCGTCCTTGTCTTGAATATCGTCCAAGATAACGATGTTCGGGCGGCGGTCCATACTGTTTAAGCCACGAATAGCCGCTCCTTTACCGTAGGCTTCAAAGCGGATATTGATAACTTTGTGTTCTTCATTATACACATCAACCGAAAAAACCTTGCCGTTATTTTCTTTTATTTCTTTCAGGTTATGGCGAACAAGAGGGTTTGCCATATATTCGTTTGCCATATCTTTCAGCTTTCCGCTGGCAAGCGTTTGGTTTTGCTTAATGATAACGATATAGTTTCTGTCTTTGCTCGGGTATGCAAGGCAATATAAAGGAAAAGCCCTCAGCACATAACTGCTTTTGCCGGACTCACGGAACATTTCTATTGCGACGTGTCCGTCCTTTGCCAGCAACAAATCCGAAAGGCTGTGATGAAAAGGTGCGGGAGCTTTTTCCGTCGTACTGTCATTTGCCAATATAACATCACGAAACGCCACCAAAGAAGTTTTCAACTTTCTTTTTACTTCATTTGTCAGATTCATTCCCTACTCCTTTGCTTCCGTTATGTCTTGTGCCGCCGCAACGGGTCTTGCCACCGGAGCACCGCTCAACGCCTCAATAAAAGGCGATATAATTGTCAGGTAATCAAAGAAATCTTTATCTTTTTTGCTCATTTTTTGAACAGAGCGGTTAATATCGTCAATCAGCAATATGTCAATTCCGTAAGGTCTTTTACCTTCAGCCATTCTCACGGCATCATTCATCATTGCCGAAAC